GCTTCGATATCTGTTCCACCTGTGAAAGATAGCGAAATGTCGCGACCGGTGATGACTGTGGTTGCCACTTATTTCTCCTTAGTTTGTCTGTGTGTAATAGGTGGAAACGCGAATATCTGCGACCAATAAATTGACCGCACCCACTTGCGTAACCGAAGGCCGTTCGACTGGGCCGACTGTGTAGCCGTCCGGTATAACTGCCAAAACTGAAAGAATGAGCTGTTCAAGATTATCGAGAGAAGCTGGATTAGATAGATAGGCGACTCCGCAAGTGATGGTCATATTGATTTTGGCGTGAATTGTTGAGTCGTTGATTGTGTTGAGTTCCAAGTAAGGCGAATCTGGGACAAGAATAACCGCTGGCACTTGAACCGCCTCTGGAACGTATGAATAAACGTTCGCAGATACCGACCCGAGCGCGGTGGCCAGCGGTGTCCGGATAGAAGAAAGAATAGTGCTGGCTGGCATTATCCAACCATCGCATCTGTGTCGAGATATGGGCCAAGAAGACCAGTTACTTTTGCGAGAAGATTCTTAGATAAGCGATAAGGAGTTACTGCGAAATCGATTCCTTCAATTGATCCGCCGGAGGCTGTGCGAGCTTGGAAGATTTCGACAGAGATAGCCAATACAGCAGACTCGACGTTAGGGTTTGCGACATAGGTTGAGAGGCCAGAGAGAGCAGAGTTTCCTGCTGGGATAATGTTCTTTTCCAATATGTCAGCATTTGTGATTGTGACTGTGAATACATAATCGGTAATTTCGTCGTCGGTTACTGTGTGAGTTCCGTTGAATGGCGAGCCGCATCCAGTAATAATGACGGATTGGCCTTCAGTAAATTCGTGAATAGTCGCAGTCTCAAAATATGCGACATTGTCTTCAAGTTTGACTTTGTTGATTTTGCTTTGGAAAGTGACAAGCATTGGGAGAATCAAGTTCTCCGAAGTATCGATAATGTCGTTTAGGTAAGCATCTGAATAGAGGGATGACGAGACGCCAAGGATTGTTCTTAGCTCTGTGGCCGTGACTATCGTTGGCATCTCGCCTTCCTTTCAATCTAGGGGTCTAAGCCAGCTCGGGAGCGGACTGGCTCAGACTATTGAGTCTTACTAAGCGTTATCGTTTGAGGTGTAGCCACCAGGAAGCTTTGGAGCTACTGCCGCATAGCCGTAATACATTACGGAGATTTGGCCGCTTGCGATTACGTTGGTCTGGAGTGTCAGACGTGGGCTTTCGTAGAATGTGAGAGCGTCTGGGTTGATGACGTAAATTGATCCGTCGCCAGTTCCAGAGAGTGAGCGAGAAACGTAGAGGTCGAGACCTGCGACGTTGCCGCGAACTGAAAGCGGTGAAAGTGCGCCACCTGCGTTAGATGGGTTGGAAGCGATATAGATTGGGCGACCATTGTCGTTCAATCCCATAATTTCAGCCCATACATCCGGGGACACTACGACGTTGCGAGCAAAGCCAAGTGAGCCGGTATATACATTCTTTGCCGCGTTGGCAAAGAAAGCAAGGTAGTTTGCCGCTGTTGCGCCAGCCTTAGCGGTTGATGCTGTTGCGGTTGCGGATGCGCGAGTTACTGCGTAGGCGTCAGTTGCCTTTGCGTATGCGAACTCCATTTGACGGACGAGTTCAGCAAAGAACGCTGGAGAACTGCGGTCAATTAGTTCGACGGATACTGTTTGTTGTCCAGCGAACTTCTTTACATCAACAGAAATATAAGCTGTTCCCATATCTGTCTCAGAAGGTGCGCCTTCTTCGTTTGTCAATGCCACAGTCGGCGCGGTGTTGATACGAGGCAATTCGAAGGTCATTCCGGAAGCCGCTAGGGTTTCGCGAGAAAGCGCATCGATGAATCCGCGATCGCCATTAGATACGCCATTGATGAGAGTTGTGCTCTGTGGAGTTGGGATAAATCCGGCGTTATCTGTTGTGTTATCAGCGGCGCGGAGGTAAGAACGTGCGTCATCGTCGCCAAGTGCGGCGCGGATGCTGTTCTCTAGGTATTTTGCCTTTGTGAATTCAAGGCGAGGGGCGGTGTAGAAAGCTGGGCGTGATGCCGCAACTGTCTCGACCTTAGCAGCTTCTACCGCTTCTTCGACGGCAGGAACTGGAGCGGTAGTGTCTGACACTTGGTCTCCTTCGGTTGGTTTGTCTGCGTCAGCGGTTGCCGGAGCAGAATCTTCTTTAGTTGCTTCATTCTCTGAAGCGGCAATAACTTCAGCGACTCTTGCTGAATCGATTGCTGGATCTGTGACAAGGCTGACCTCGTCGAGTGTTGCCGATGTAATGTTCATAACGCCTTTTACATTAGTCCATTCATTTATTTGCGCACCGACACTAAAGCCATCGCGTAATCCAGTTGCGGCCTCTTCCAAAGCATCATCCGCCGCAAAAGTTTTAGCTAAAACGAACCGCGCCGTGATTCCTGAATCAGTCACTTCGTACTCGGCGAGGCGTCCTATCGGTCTTGTTCTGTCGTGCTCAAGCAATAATTTTACATTCTTCATATCGATTGAATCTTTAGCGAACACAGTTGGGCCGACTGAAGTGTTGCCCTGTTCGTTCCAAGTCACAATAGTTCCGCTGATTGTGCGCTTTACAGTATCGGCCGCAGTTACGACCATCGGCATACTAATTTTCATTTGGTATTAGGTCTTCCTCTCGTTGAATCTGCTCAACGCTCATCGCGCCGATTCGGTTCAGGATTTCATAAACCTGAGCGCGTTCCAATGCGTTACCGCGAAGGAAATCGTCAAGTGCGAAGCGCGTCATTACTGGGTTTGGTACAAAGTCCGGTAATGAGAGCCTTTCCTCAATCGCCTTGAGAATTGGGCGCAGAGAGAAATCAACAAGTGATCGCCGTTCAGACACAGCATTGGAATAAGTCATAGAAGTCGTCTCTGCGCTCAAGAAGTAGGCTGGGATTCCGCAAGCGCGGGCCAACTCGAGGGCGACGTATTGTCTAGCCTCAGCAAGTTGTAGCGACTTAGGATCGAAACCGAACTCTTTCAAATCAACGTCAGCATTGAGGAAAGCAGTTGAGCGAGTTTGACGAGCAGTTTTCCAAGCAGATAAAAGTGAAGAAACTCTTTCGGCGGTTAGGTTTGTGCCGTTAGATTTCAAAATCATTGAAGGGGCTGGCTCTTTGGCGTAATTGACAGCCGCATTTTCTAAGAAGACAGCCGCAGTAATCGTTTTGCCAGCTCTGTGAAGTAATCCCTCATCTGGGCCATCAAAGCGAATGATTGAGCCGACGCCATTGATAGGAACCGGAGAACCATCGACGCGATAACCCGTAATTTCGGTGTTGTTTGAATTTGTATCGACTGTGACGCGGTCAGGACTTACGCGAGTCCAAGCTCTAACGCGGCCGCCGTCAGTAGCGGAATACATTTCAAGAACTTGGCCATAACCCACACCATAAAGCCAAATATCTTCGGCGAGCCAGTTATAGATTACAAATCCAGCGACGCGAGGATCAGGTTGATTGATAACGCGATGCGGATCAACATATTGTCCGGTAATGCGATTGAAAGTTGTCAAAGGTAATGAGCCGATAGTTCCGCAAATGATATTTCTAGCGCGAGCAACGGAAGGAACGCTCATCGCTAAAGCTCTTGTCGTATTTGTCGCTCCGCCCAGGATGTTGTAAATCTGATCCTGAATTTGAACCGGAGTCAGCGCGGAAGTCACATCGACTGTTTTCGCGGCTTTTACTTCTGGAAAGAAGAAATCTCTAAATGCGCCCATTTGCCTAAATTGTAAAGCCTCTGTGCTACATAATCACAATATCGACGCCATCGTTTGACTTAGTGGCGAAGTGAGTCGCCATCGCCGAAGCAATAGCTCCACAGATAACCGCGTTGCTAACTTTCCGACCCATTACCCAACCGCCGTCCCCATAAGGTAATTTGACGGCGGATAGGCATTGTTTGGTCAGCTCTTCCTGTCCCGAGTGGGCTAACCGCTGAGATGAAATAGCACCTAGGAGTTCATCGCAACTTTGAGCATAATCTAGACCATCAATCGGCTCAGTCCTAATTCCAGCCGGAGCCAATCTAGCCGCGACCGCTGACGCCGTTCGAGCTGAGTAAGCCACCAGTTGGACTGGGTATTTTCTGAACCAATCGGCTAGGTCGTTGGCCAAAGCTTTATCGTCCAAGTTCTGCGGATTATGCCAAGTCTGGAGAAGTATGACTTGGAATTGGTCGCCTTCAAGTTTCTGGCTGGCAACTAGGGCAGCTTGTTTTCTGT